CGACGAAGACCTTTATTTGGATCGTCTGATAAACGCCGGCATTGGTATGATAGACGCTAAAGGAATGCTGGGTCAGGGCCTGATAACGCAGACCTGGGCGCAGTGGATGGCCAATAGCCCACCGCGAGAAGTGGCGCTCCAGCTTGGTCCGGTCCAGTCGGTGACGGCGGTCAAATACTATGACACAAGCGGCGATCTGCAAACGGACACTCTGGCGAATTATAATATTTTTGGCTTGTCGCGGAACAAAACAATCAAGCCAAAAACCGGCTACAACTGGCCGACTGCGCAAGTCCGCCAGGACGCAATTAAAATCGAATATGTCGTAGGTTTCGGCGATGCGTCGACCGATGTGCCCGAAACAATCCGGCACGCAATGTTGATGCTGATCGCGTACTGGTACGAAAACCGCGAAAATGAACTGGTTGGCGTTACTTCCAAAACGCTGCCATACGGGTTTGAAGACTTACTTAATCTGCATCGGGAGCGGTTCTATGGCTAGAGCCGGATTCTTCCGCGACCGTATTACTTTTCAGCGGATGGCGTCGTCTGCTGATGACTACGGGAACACAACAGCGGCCTGGGCCGATCACGCTTATCGCCATGCAGATTTTCGCGAGCGTCTCGGCAAGGAAGCAATTGAAGGCGGCGCGCTGCAAGATGTGGCGGCGGCAACAATGCGCGTCCGCGCCGATACTACGACAAAAGCAATCACGGTTGCTGACCGAGTCTATGCGCGTGATGCGGTGTGGGCGATCCGATCCATATCTCAAGTTGACGCTATGGGCGAAGTGCTAGAGATGCTCCTCGAAAAGGGCGTTGCAGCATGAGGGTCGAAGCGAAAACGGTCATCAAATCGTTTAAAGATTTGCCACGGGTGCAGCGTAAGCTCATCGGCGATGCGATCCGCATTTCGACACTTGAAGGTGTGCGCTGGGCCAGGACACTCGCGCCAGTCAACACCGGAAATTTGCGCGCAGGCATTCATGCTAAATTTGAGTTTACCGGCAATGTGTTACGGGGCTCTGTTGAAGCCGCGCCAGAAGATGGGCCAAGCCAGGCCAAGGCGTTATCTGTTGAATTCGGGCGGCGTTACACTCGCAAAAATCGCGTTCCAGGCAGGCGCGGTTTGAAAAATCGCGGCACGACAAAGCCAATTTCATTCATCCGCGAGACGCAGAAACTGCTAGGGCGCAAGCACAAAAACCGCATCAGAGCAGCTCTGCGCAAGGCTGCAAAGCAGGTAGGTATGGCATGAGTGATGGTTTCGCGCTCGCCTTACAAAAAGCGGTTCGGGTTGCGCTGCTGACTGATAGCGGCGTGACTGATTTGATTTCAACCCGGCTATATGACGAACCGCCGGCAAATGCGGTTTATCCATATGCCCGTTTTGGCAACATTGTGGCCGACACGTTCGACACGGATGGATCGACCAGCGCCGACGTTGCTCTGACTTTGGTAGCTCACTCGCGATCCACAGGACGGGTCGAGGCATCGCGCATAGCCGAGGCGATCCGGCAAGCGCTGCACCGTCAAGAAAGCGCTGTAAGCCCGACCGGGTTCACTTTGGTCGAGTTGATTTGCGAGCAATATTACGCCGACCGTGATGATGCTGCGGGCAGAGGCTACACCGCGACAATCATGTTTTCGGCGCTGATGGAAACCGCCTAGCGGTCCTGCCCGGTTGCGAGGTGGGCGCTCGCGTAAATTGAAAGGATCGAGACGATGGCAAAACAACTAGGCCGCTCTCTACTGCTAAAAATCGGCGATGGTGCTGGGTCTGAGGCGTTCACGGCATTTGCCGGCATGAACAGCAAAAGTCTGACCATTAACAATACCGCGATTGACGTGACGACGCCAGATGCGTCCACGCCGGGTGGCGCGCTCTGGGCGCAAAGCCTGAACGGCCTGAAGTCGGTCAGCTTGTCTGGCGACGGCATCTTTCTCGACGAAAGCGCTCAGGAAGGCCGGCTTAATACCATTGCCATGCAGGCAGATCCGGTCGCCAATTTTGAGATTGTCGTGCCGGACTTTGGGACGTATGCCGGCGAATTCCGCGTCACATCGCTTGACTTTGGCGGTGACACGGAAGGCGCGGTCACGTTCTCAGCCTCGTTTGAGTCTAATGGCGCGGTGACGTTCACGGCGGCATAATGGCAATCACGGCTAAAGCCCCGCGCGGAGGCGTTGTCGAAATAGTCGGCAGCGCCTCCCATGTGTTCCTGCTGCGATGCGCCGAGATCGAGCGCTTCGAAGATCAGCACCGCGGGATATTTGATCTATGGGATGGCTTCTTCGCGCGCGGGCAGAAACCGACATCAAAAGAGGTCAAGGATTTGCTCGCTTTGGCTTTGGTGGGCGGAGGCAAAACAGATGCGCAAGCTGATAGGATCATTGAAAACGGCGGCGCAGAAATGCTGCTCCGCTATTACCAAATTGCCCAGGCGGTGTTGGGAATTGCTCTCATGCCTGATGCGCTGGATCAGACGCCAACTGTAAAAAAAAAGCGGGTTCGAAAGGCGACGGCAGATTTAACGTCCGATCCCTTATCCGAAGCGGGATCGTCGCCGGCCTAAAACCCGTTGAAATCCGGGCTATGATCCCGCGCGATGTTAGGCTAGTATTCGACGGTTGGCAGCAAGCGCACAGCCCGAAAAAACCGGGTGATGATGCGCCCAGCCTTGCGGAGGCGCGGGCTTTGGCTGAAAGGTACGGGTAATGGCGATTTCCGCGCAAGAACTTAATATCATCTTGTCGGCCCGCGATAAGCAATTTGCGAAGGCTATGGCCGACAACCAAAAGCGCGTCGAGCGATTCGCCGCGAAGTCGCAGAAGCAGCTATCCAACACCGGAAAATCATTCTCTGCCCTAGGCACAGCGGCCAAGCGATTAGTGCCGTTGCTTGCTGCGGCGTTTGGCGCTCGCGCTATATCAAACATGATCAATGCCGCGGCGGAACTTGGTAATCTGGCGTCGGTCGCAGGACTCAGCGTCGAGAGGTTCCAGGAAGTCGCGTTCGCCGCGCAGCAGTTCGGCGTCAGCACTGAAAAAATGGCGGACATTCTCAAAGACGTGAACGATAAGTTTGGCGATTTTGTGCAGACCGGGGCGGGGCCGCTTGCCGACTTTTTTGAGAATATAGCGCCAGCCGTTGGCCTGACAGCGGACGCCTTTGCTAAACTGTCATCTGAGGAAAAACTCGGTAAGTACATACAAGCATTGGAGAAAGCCAATCTATCGCAAGCCGATATGACCTTCTATCTTGAGGCAATTGCATCCGATAGCACGTTGTTACAAAAGGTTTTTGCAAACAACGGAGCCGAACTGGATCGGCTGTCAACTAAGATCCGAGACGCTGGCGGCGTCATGGATAAGGAGATGGTTGATAAGGCCAAGGCGGCTAAAGAAGAATTTTCCTTGGCGTCTGAAGTTATTAACACGCAGTTTGCCGTTGCCTTGGGAGATCTGACGCCGCTGTTGACGGATGCGGCGTATCTGATTGGGCAAGTTGCCTCTGCTATTGGCGCGTCTTACAGAGAGGTGCGCAATTTCTTTGGCGAGATCGAAGAACAAGATATCCGTGCGCGGATCAAAAGCATTGACAAGCAGATTTCTGATACCATCGAAAAGCGCGGCGGCCAGGCTGGAACGCCGGAACGTCTGCAAAAACTGTACAGCCAGCGCACCCGGCTAGGAGCGGGCTTGCCAGATATAGCTGGCGATGAGAGCACTGCTGGTATTACGGTGCTGCCAAAACTTACGATAACAGGGAAACCGCCACCAACAGCCGCAGAGCGCGAGGCCGCAGAAAAACGCCTAGAACTGCTGCGGAAAGGCCAGCTTGCGACATTACAAGCCTATGCCGATGCGGTGGCAGAGGGCGAGGAAGCAGCCGCCGAGATGGCGGAAAAACACGTTGAAAGGTTGCGCGACGTCCAGGCGGCGTATGACAGCGTGCGCGGCTCCATTGATCCGCTCCATGCCGCCTATCAGCAATACGGCGATGCAATCGGCGCGGTCAACGCAGCGCTCGAACAAGGGACTATTACAGAGCAGCAAGCGTCATCGGACCGGGCTCGCCTGATCGGTCAACTGCAACAGACGCAAGATGAACTCAGCGGCATGAAAGATTTGATGAATTCGCTAGAACAATCAATCTCCACGGCGTTCGGCGAATTCATTACCGGATCGGCATCGGCTGGGGACGCCTTCAAGCGATTAGCGTCCACCATCATTCAAGAGTTAATTCGGATTGAGATTCAAAACGCCAAGGTTGGCAAGGCCAGCCTGATCGGCTCGCTGTTCAAAGGCATTGGCGGGCTTCTCGGTGGCTTAGGCGGCGGAGGCTTTGGTGCTAGCGCGGCGCTTGGGGCAAGCGGCGCTGGCGTTATGGCAAGCGGTGGGTTTGTGCCGTTCATCGGCCCAGGCATGGCGAAAGGGGGCGTTTTTAGTGGCGGCAACGTCACGCCATTCGCCCGCGGCGGCGTCATCAACCGGCCAACGCTGTTTCCGATGGCAAAGGGCGCAGGTTTAATGGGCGAGGCCGGCCCGGAAGCGATCATGCCGCTGACTCGCGGTCCAGACGGCAAACTAGGCGTTGCTGGCGGAGGCACCAGCGTCAATGTTAATATTATCAATCAAGCCGGGGCAGAGGTTGAAACCCGCCAAAATGGGCCGGATATTGACGTCATCATCCGTAAGGCCGTGGCGTCCGATATTGCAGGCGGTGGGCAGATATACCGGGCCATAGGCCAACGGTTCGAAACCAGCACGCGGTTGACCAGGAGATAGACCCATGGCGACTTGGCCAGTCAGCTTGCCGCAATCCATGGAAATGGACGTATCTGACAAAATGCAAATGGCGTTTCTGCGAACCGAAATGGACGCGGGGCCGCATAAGCAGCGCACCCGGTTTACAGCGGCGGCGCGTTACATCAGCGGCACCATGGTATTAAGCCAAGCGCAGCGGCAGACCTTCGACGCCTTCTACACGGCAACGCTGGGCTATGGCGCAGACTCGTTTACTTGGTACGATCCGGTTGACGGCGCGGCGGTTCATATGCGGCTGATAAATACGCCGGACTTCCAAGCCATTCGACACGGCGGCACGGGGGTCATCGGCAAGGCGTTTGGCCATTGGCGCGTGTCGCTTTCGCTAGAGATTTTGCCCACCATAGCGGCTACTATTCCGGTTCCGGTGGCATCTATTGATGTCGCCGCGTTAGTCCCAACTGTTACGGTGGTTTAGATGGCTAGGACAATATCAGCGGCGGCGCTGTCCGCGCTATTGGCGCAACAAACCAAGCAGGTATTTTTGACGCTGTTGGATATTTCGCACAGCGGCTTCGCGAACACGTTTCATTTCGTCAACAATCCGGTGCCGATTGTGAGCAATGGCAGCATTTACCAGCCGTTTCCGTTTATGCTAGATTTGCCAGAGGATACCGCCGAAAGGCCACCGCGGGCCAACCTCGTGGTCGGCAACGTAACGCGCGAGATCATGGATGAAATCAGGACGATAAGCGCCAATGAGCGCATTCGCGTTGACTTCCACGTGATTATGGCCAGCGAGCCAGACAATTATGTTGACACATTTGCAAACTACGAGTTGCAAAACATCAGTTATGACGCCTTGACGATCCAAGGCGAGTTGATCCTAGGCGACTTCCTAACGGAGCCGTTTCCGCCGGATCGGTTCACGCCCAACCTTTTCCCGGCATTGTTCTAGATGGCGCACTGGTCTACACATTACATCGGCATTCCGGTTGCTTTGCTAGGTGACAGCAAGGCCGGTGTGGATTGTTGGGGATTGGTGCGGCTAGTTTACCGCGAAGTGTTTGGCCTTACAGTGGAGCACCACAAAGCGCACCTCGCCGCAGCGCATCGCGGCGTAGCGATTGATACCGCTGATTTTGCGGCCATCACAGAGCCGACTATCGACCCCGTTGACGGTGATGTCTTGCATATGTGGTCGATTAGGGACGGCGTGAAAACGCCAAATCATATCGGCCTAGTGGTGGGAAATAAGACTAAGATTCTGCATGTGCAAGAGCGCGTTGGTTCTGTTATCATGGACGTCTCACGGTCGCCGAACACATGGCGACCGATCCAGTATTATAAGAGGCCAGGGCGTTGAGTATCGTTGCCGCAACTACCACAATAGCGCCAGCGCCGACAACCTACCGCGTTATTGCGCGCCCTAGCCCGTTTTCAGAACGCACTGTTGCCTTTGATCTATCGCCAGACCAAACAGTTGCCGACGCCATAGAGCGCGCCAGCGCATTTCCCGGCATGACGTATCAGGCATGGATCCATGATAGCCCGCTAAACGGCGCGCTGCACCATCGCATTCGCCCGAACGCTGGCGCGACGCTATATCTAAAGCCGACGCTGCACGATCCTGCCAGCTTAGTCGCTTTGACAGCAACCGCATTAAGTGTGAGCACGGCAACCGCCACAATTATTGTCAACGTCGGCCTGGCGCTAATATCAACGGCACTTAGTCTGATTACATCGCTGCTCTTTGCGCCGAAAGCCCCAGAGATCGCGCGCAATCCCGATGAGCCGACTGTCTACAACATCAGCGGCGCGCGTAACTCCGCCCAGCCGTTCGCGGTTATCCCTAGCGTCCTAGGGAAGGCGCGCTTCGTGCCGCCTTATGCCGGTCTGCCCTACACCGAGATTGTTGATAACGATCAATATCTACGTCTGCTGGTGGTGTGGTCTTATGGCACTTGCCGGATTAGCAGTCTCAAAATTGGTGAGACGGCCATAGACGATTATCAGGACATTGAATATGAGCACGTTACCAACGACCCCGGGCTAGGTGAAGCCGAAGAGATCACATTATACCCCGATCAGGTCCGTCAAGAGGACTTGTCAATTGCCTTTGACCAGGACAATTCAGGCGGATACAGCGCTTGGCAAGAACGCACGACGCCAATTGAGACCGATGAGATCGGGATCACGATCACCTGGCCGCAAGGGCTCACACGCTACGCCAGCAGCGGCAAGCGCCTTGATTTTACTACGCACATCCAGGCTGAATATAGCGTGACCGGCGCGGCGTCCTGGACGTCATTCGCCGATGAAGATGTTGTTGCTCATACGGCCCAGCCGCTGCGGCGGTCATGGCGCACCACGGTTACGCGCGGGCAGTACGACGTGCGGGTGCGGTATCGTTACGTCATCGGCGCCACGCTAGAAAACCCGGACGGGGTTAGGGCAACGGCGACCTGGACGGCATTGCGCTCGTTCAAGAATGAAGACCCTATACAGCTTGCTGGCCTAGCCTATACTGCTATCCGGGTGCGCGCTACCGATCAGCTAAACGGCGTCCTTGATCAAATCAACGCAGTTATTGAGCGAAAGATTCCGGCCTTCGATGGCGTCGATTGGAGCAATGAGGGCTATTCCCGAAACCCCGCCGACATTTACCGCTATATCTTGACGGCGGATGAGAACAAGCGGGCGCTTGGCGTTGCCAGCATAGACGACGTTGCCTTAGCGGCATGGTGGCAGTATTGCGACGATAACGCATTTACCTATGGCCACGTGATCGACTTCGACATTTCCATATGGGATTTGCTGGTGCAGATCGCGTCGGCGGGGCGTGCGACGCCAAGCGTTGTTGATAGCAAATGGGGCGTTATCGTTGACACCTATCGAGACACGGTAGAGCAGCACTTCACGCCGCGAAATACCTGGAATTATGTGGGCCAGCGGCTATGGCCTGAGCAGCCGCACGGCTTCCGGGTGCGCTTCGTCAACGAAGCGCGGGACTACATGACGGATGAGATGACCGTTTACGACGACGGTTACAACGCGGGCAACGCCTCGATCTTCGAGGCGCTGGAACTGCCGGGCGTGCAAGGTTCTGACCAGGCATATGTGATCGCGCGGCAATTTCTGGCTATGGCGCGGCTTCGCCCGGAAATCCATACGTTCGATGTTGATATTGAAAACCTCATTGCTACGCGGGGCGATAGGATCAAGTTCAGCCATGACGTCCCGCTGATCGGTAGCGGCTATGGTCGTGTCATTCAGGTTGACGGTCAGGTTATAACGCTTGACCAAGAAGTGACCATGGCGAGCGGTAGCAATTACTCGTGTCGCTTCCGCCTCGCCGATAACAGCACGTTGCTGCGGTCCGTTGTTCTGGCGATTGGCACGGTGACGCAGATCACGCTAAGCGGCTCGGATGCGATTGCGACAACGCCAAGCGTCGGTGATCTTTTTATGTTTGGCCCCGTTGGTGCCGAGACGCTTGACCTCATCATTGCAAGCATCAACCCCGGTCGCGACTTGACTGCAACAATTGAATGTTACCCGTATTCGCCTGAAATTTTTGAGGCGGCAACGTCAATCCCAGAATTCGATAGCAAGGTCAGCTTGCCACTAACCCGCTCCATGCTAGGGCCGGCGAACCCGGCCATCACAGACGTGGTGTTGGATGAGCGGGCTTTGACCAGGACGGCACTAGGCGACCTTCTGCCGGGGATCAACGTATTTTTCCGCCGCGGCGTTTCAGACCCTGCGGCGGATGGTAGGCAATACACATTGGCGGAAAACTTTCGCGTTAGGTGGCGCGAGTCCGGTAGTGCTGACGGCTATTCATACAGCCCTATGCTGCAAGATGCGCAGGCGTATTTGATCCAGGGCGTTGAAAACGGCGAAGCATACGACATCGGCGTTCAGGCATATGACCGGTATGGGGCCAGTAGCGAATGGGTGACGCTGCAAAATCAGACAGTTCTCGGCACCACGGCTGCGCCGACTACGCTCACCAGCTTCGTGGCCAACACGACCGGCGATCAGACTTATGTGATCTGGTCGTATGATGATATTCCGATTGACGTGATCGCTTACGAAATCCGCTACCACTCAAGCCAAGGCGTGACGAACTGGGCTACGATGACGCCCATCGCGTCTAACATCCCTCGCGACGCTCGCTCCTATGCGGTGCCGTCGCGACACGGCACCTACGCCATTAAGGCTATCGACGTTAACGGCACTCGTTCGGAAACCGCGCTATATGCCAATGTAGGTTTGTCCGACCCGAAAACATATTACACCGCAGCTACAAACACTGATGCGCTTACGGGCGGCACTTATATTGATACGGTCCTAAACGGTGATGGCGATATAGAGTTAGATGTTGATGCGGCTGGCGATTTCGTGCCTATCGGATACTACGAGTTCGCCGCGGCGACCGATTTGGGCATGGTCACAAGCGTTAGGCTTATCTCGAACATCAGCTCCAACATTCTTGACACCGGCAGCTATATGGCCGATTGGGCGACCCTAGCAGCGGTGACAAGCCTTGATGGCGGTATCAGTCCAAACGATGTCCAAGTGACAATGCAAGTCGCTATCTCCACCGTGGATAGCGCCTCGCCATCTTATGGCGATTGGCAGCAATTCGTCGTTGGCGAGTACACTGCACGACATCTCAAGTTCCGGGCGGTCCTGGAGACCAGGGACGTTGGCTTTAGCCCGACGGTGGAGGCGGCTTCAGTGGTCATGCAGCTAGAGGATCTTATCGTTAGCGAAGAAAACATTTCTTCGGGGACTTCGTCCTATAACGTCACGTTCGCGCCTGCATTCTTTGCGCTGAAGTCGATCACGATCTTGCCGCAAGACATGGCAACCGGCGATTATTATACCATCACCAGCAAGGCGCGAACGGGCTTCACGATTACGTTCTACAATAGCGGGGCGACCGCCGTTGATCGAACCTTCGACTATCAGGCATATGGATACGGGCGGGAAAGAACATGAGCCAATATGATTTTGGAACAATAGACCCTTCAACTAAGTCTGGAACGGGCCTAGCCAGCGACCTAAACTCATGGCGGACGGCGCTGCATTCGCTCCACAGTGGCACGTCCCGGCCTAGCTATGCGGTGGCCGGCACGCTCTGGATCGACACCACGGCTTCCCCGTGGTCGCTCAAAATTTATGACGGCTCTGACGATATTGTGGTGGGCACGATCAACGCCACCAGTAACGAGTTTTCCGTCACGATAAATGACAGCGCCGTGACGACCGCCAAGTTGGCTAGTGGCGCGGTGACTGTGGCAAAGTTTGCAACGGTAGCGGGCAACGCGGGGAAACTGGTTGCCTACGACGCAAGCGGTGTTCCGACAGTTGTTGCGGCGGGAACTGATACTTACCCGCTGGTTTCCAACGGCTCGTCCCTGGCGGCGTTCGAGCAGCTCGCCACGGGCGGTATTGCCGACGCCGCGGTGACGGTCGCCAAGATCAGCGCCGCAGGGTCAACCGCTGGGCAGGTGCTTACGTCAACTGGAAGCGGGACTGCGCCTGCATTTCAGGCCCTAAGCGCTGCTATTCCGGCACACCTATCGGTTGGGTCATATGCTATTTTGGTAAATAGCAGTAGCTCTGTCAACATGACAGCCGGGTCTTCATACACATCCAATTTGCGATACGGCGTGACGCTAACTTCTGGCATTTTTGGTGTAGTTCAGAGCGGCAGTTCGCTAACGACCGGAACAGCAATCAGTGGCCAGACTTGGATGTGCATGGGAAGTGGTGTGCGGGGTCGGGAGGGCGGCGGCGATCCTTCCTATACTTTCTCCGCAGGTCTGTTTTTGAGGACTGCATGATGCAGGACGAGCGCAGCATAATCGACTGGACCGCTGTGACAATCGCAGCAGGAACTTTTTTCGAGTTCCTGCCTGCAATCAGCGCTCTTTTGTCGGTCATCTGGCTGTCGCTACGCATATACGAGACAGATACCGTTCAGCGCCTGCTGGGTCGCGTGAGAAGCGAGGAGAAGTAACCGCTGATGGACGGGGCAATTGATATCAAGCTGATGCTGACGCTCGCCGGGATGCTGGTGAGCGTCGTCAGTGCAGCGGCTATAGCAAAACGCGAGATAAAGCTGCTGGCTGATCAGGCGCACGACATCGAGACCCGCTTGCGCAAGCTGGATCAGCGGGTTGACAGGTTAGAAAACGTCGTCGATACGACACAGCACCGGATCGGCATCCTGGCTGGCATGTCGTCACCTGATACGATGGAACGCCGGCATCGAGAGGTCGAGCGCCTGCGTGTCGAGGTCGATCAGTTAAAACGCGAGGTAATGAAATGATTGGCTCTTTGGTCAGCACATTGGTTGGCCCGATCACCGGGCTACTAGATAAGTTTATCCCAGACGCCGACATGAAGGCGAAGCTGGCGCATGAGATCGCAACCATGTCGGCAAGGCAGGCGCACGAGTCGGCGATGGCGCAGATCGAGGTCAACAAAGCCGAAGCGTCTCACCGCAGCGTATTTGTGGCAGGCTGGCGACCATTCACGGGCTGGTGCTTAGGGGCTGCCCTCTGTTGGCATTTTATTTTACAGCCTTTTGTGCTATTCTGCGCAACGCTGGCTGGGCACGAACTACCGCCGCTGCCAGCATTTGACATGGACAGCCTGTTGACCGTGTTGCTTGGGATGCTAGGTCTAGGCGGTCTTCGAACTTTTGAAAAATCCCGCGGCGTCTCAAAATAGGAGCAGCTACCATGGCCGTCACGATCACCCTTTTCAACCACACCGCCCAGTTGTTTGCGAGCGGCGCGAATAGCAGCAGCGATACCTACAAGATCAAGCTGTACAGCGCGCTGACGCCGGACGTGACTGACACGACGCTCGCTGAAGTCGATGCTACCGGGACCGAGGCAACCACCGGCACCGGCTACACCG